TTAAGAACTTTTTATTTTTTCGAGGGCAGTTTCAAAGAATGAGACTGCTCTTTTTTGGTTCTCTTTTGATAAATGGCTGTAAGTGTCCATAGTTACAGATATTTTTGCATGGCCAAGCCGTGTCTGTATTTCCTTGTAGGGTAGACCGGCATTAAGCAAGATACTAGCGTGAGTGTGTCGGAAAGCATGAAAGCCTAAATCAGTACAGTTAGCGTTTTTTAAGTGCTTATGTAGGCGGTAATCAACTTTTCGAGTATTGACATAGTTGTCAAAGCTATCAGAGAATACTTTCTCATAGGTTAAGCCAATGTTTCTACCGTTTTCTGCTTGTCTTGCTCGGTAGAGACGAAGCATGAGCACTGTTTTATGATCAATATCTAAAACTCTATAGCTTGATTTTGTCTTAGGAGTGTTTACCTGGTTTAAAATGTTGAGTGTTTTGTTAATATCGATCGTTCCGTTCTGCAGGTCAATATCAGACCATTCCAGGGCCAGACATTCACGGATGCGCAGTCCAGTAGCTAGGAGTGTCTTATAAAGCACGGTATCATAAAAATTGATAAAGGTATTTTCTAGGCTATCGAGATAAGAGAGGAAGTTTTTAAGTTCCTGATCTTGAAAGTATTTAATTTCTTGTTTATCTCTGGTTATCTTTCTGGGAATGACAACATCACGAGCAGGGTTATTGTCTAATGCCTGGATAGAAACTCCATACTGTAGAATACGTTTATTTAAGGCATGAAGATGATTGTATTCTTTATACCCCGTTCCGTCCTGATTGTACTCATCCGCCCATTTATTTACCTGAGTTTGGATAATGACAGGTGTAAGTTTATCTAGTTTGTAAGTACCAAATGAGGGCAAGAGGTAGTTATTTAAGCAACCTTTTATCTTAATCTGCGTATTAGTCTTTACGGTATACTGGTAGGTTTGCCAAAATAAGTCCACAAGTTCGCTATAGGTTGTTATATGTGAGCGTTGTTTCCGTGTCGAGCCGTTTTTCTCAAATTCTACCTTAACCTGGGTGGCCTTGTTTTTGAGTTCTTTCTTTGTTCGTGCTGATATGGTAGTCTTGACCTTCTTACCAGTCACAGAATCAATGCCAAGATAGATACTGGAGCGGTAGACTGCTGATCCGTCTTTTTTCGTGTGTTGTGTAATCTTCATGGTTTACTCCTTTTCCATCAGCAGGCAAGCAATTAGAAAAGGTTTTGAGTTTAGACCATGCGAGGAGCTACGAGAACCCCTTTATTTTCGATTTTAAGCAGTCAGACGGCAAATAATACCAGAGTATGAAACAAGGCGGATATGGGGCTTATATCTATTTGGTAGATGGTTCTATTCAGAATACTCAGCTATTTTGTCATTTATATACTCTAATGGCATACCTGATTCTATCGTAAACATAACATCGTCATCAGGGAACTTTTTAAGATGTTCCTTGAGAGAATAGAATAAAGCAAATTCGGCATGAAATGTTGCATCCTCATTCTTAAACCATGTAAGAGAGTTGAAAAGGGTGTATAAATCGTTTTTTCCAGCACCTCTTCTATAGCCAGCTTCAGATATATCCATTCGTTTGTGGAAAAATTCCCTATAGCTGATTGAATATTTCTCAGAATGATAATTAAACAGTCTCCCACTATGGGCGGCACGGTTTCTAAATGCCAAAACTAGGTATAGAATTTCTGAAAAGGTTGCTTTTACTTCCTCGGTTATAAATTCTTTAGGAATTGTTAGGCAGGTTGCAATGACTTGCTCTTTTTGAGCAGGTTTTAGCAACTTACACATTGTTACCAGGTTTCCTAGAGTAGTACCTTTTAAAAGAATCCATGGCGGAATGTGTCCGTGAGTTTCTCTGTAGTGTTTATAAGGTTCAGAGTTATCATCGTAAATTTTATTTAATTTAAGAATGAGCTGATCAATCTCATAACCTCTTTTATTCTTCTTCCCTTGATTATAATTTTTTCTATCCAGGTAATTCTCTTTTTCAACTCCGATATCTTTTGCGACAACGTAACCGATTGCTGTCCGTAGTGACAATTCAATCTCCATAGTCGCCTCTAAAATTCCTTTTCGGATATCTTTATCAAGTTCATAGAGGGCGAGCATATGTTCAAACGTTTCACCATCTTTATAGATTTCCTCTTCCGAGTCTAATTCAATAGTGAAATACTTATACCCGTTGACTATTTCATAGTATCCATAATTAGTTAGAGCTTGTCTTGCTAAGCTTTCATTTAGAAATGTTAGATTTCTTGATTTTAGTAGTTCAATTTGTTCATTGATGTCTGTAAAAGGTTTCATTGATTGTACCTCAAAATAATGCACAAAAGGAGCCTCGTTAGAAGCTCCTTTCGGTAGGTCGCTACTGCAACCATTCATTAAGATTAAATAAATTATAATCCATTTGGAGCCATATGTCAACAAATTAGCGAATAAGTTTGCTTTTTTTCGTCCTAAAACTGTCCCTTCCGTGTTGTTTCGTAGTCTAGTGATTCTTTGAAGAGGTCAGCTAGTCCAGTTACGTCTTGATTCGCGAGGAGTTCCATATAATGCGCCCTTGAGTCTTTTGAGACGATGATAGGAGCGTTTAGATACTTCATAGCTAGGTACATGAGTAAAAGGCGCCCTGTACGGCCGTTGCCGTCGCTAAATGGGTGAATCCGTTCAATCTGGATATGGGTATCTGCTAAAATCTCTAAGATTTCTTTTTCATTCTGAGCATGATCTAAGCGATAAGCAGTATTATCCGCCCATTGCATCATCAGGTAGGGCGTTTCTGCTGGGCTAGCCGTTTGAAATTCCGCCCCGATAATAGCATTTTGAACTTGCTTAAATTGTCCGCGATCATGTTGCAGTCTATCCACTAATAAGGCGTGAAAATCTTGAACCAGCCCCACAGTAAGGGCTTGATGGTTTGCCAATGAGTCTAAGAGATAAGAAAAGGCCTGTTTATGGTTTTCAATCTCATAAAACTCACGAATACTTTTGCCATTGCGTGGCAAGGTGCTTTCTAAGATAATACTGACGGTTTCGGGTAGAGAAATAGTGTTTCCTTCGATACCGCTAGAATGGTAGGCCATGCGTACCAGTATATCGTCCAGATAGTCTTGAGCGTAGTCCATGATTCTCCTTTCTATTTGTCAATTTTGCCGTTTTTTGCGCTTTAGTCTGTAAAATCGGCTTTCTATTTTTCAATTTCCCCTGTTTTTGCACAATAGACCATGAAAAGATGGTTGCTATTGGCGGATATGGGGGAGTTTTTAATTTACAATGATTTCGCCAACAGGGATAAAATCTTTTTGTTTTGAAGATTTTGCGATTAAGTCGTATTGATCAGCGGATTTTTCATATCCAAGGGAAAGAGTAGTATTGTCGTCTGGTAATTTTTTAGCAAACTCAGATATAGACATCCGAAATACGGTAATTGCATTTTGCTGATTAGTTGTAGCAGAATTTGAATTGATTGCGTCCATAGTCTCTTTTGCGCTATCTTTAGCCGTTCCAGTTAGCAAAATTATGATTGTATCATGCGGTTCGGATGAATCTGAATCGATTACGTTATTTTGAATTTTTACGCTTATTGCGCCAGTTGATTCAGGATCTAATTTTGATTTGATTTCAGAAATTAGATTGTCGTATTTACTGTTATCTACTTTGGTTTTAACGTTTGTTGAAGTAGTGTTTTTTTGCTCAGTTTTTGGTTGCTCCGAGCTATCTTTGGTAGCTGATTGATTGTTAGAGCAAGCTACTAGAACGGTAGCAGAAAGTAAAATAGCTGATGTGCTTAGTAATTTTTTCATAAGTAGTCTCCTATATGCTGATGTTTTAAAAGATGGGGAATTTTTATAGAATCTTCTCAAAAACCATTGTGGCTTGAATACGGTCGCCACCGCCTAAACCTTTACTTCCCCCATTGGCGGTTGTGATTGTATGCAGGCGATAACCTTTTGAAGCTTGTTTATTGATAACATCTTCTAATTCTGTAAGGTTTCCTGATCCAGTGCCGAAAAACTTTTCTTTCAAAGTTACCTGAAGGACAACGTAGTGTAGTCCATTTACTCCAGATGCAGTAGAAAAGCTTCCTTCTTGTTTTACAGTGTCAAAAAATCCCATGTGAGTTACTCCTTTTTGTCGTCTCTTTCAGATAGTTTTTTTACTAAATCAAAAGCTATTTTTTTATCATAGTCATTTAAAGAAATATAGTTGATTAAAATATCTGCAAAATTTGTATTTTTCTCTTTATCAGCATTTATTAGTTCTTCAATTGTAAACATATACAATGGGCTATGATTAAGCAATCCTTTTCCAAAATTGTCATACTTTACAGGATTATTTATATGTTCTTCAACGTTTTTATACGCTGAACCAAGTTCATTTATTTTTTTAATATCTATGTTATTGACTATTTTTTTAAATTCGTTACTTTGGATTATTTTTAAAATATTTTGTTCATCTTCATGTCCCAATAAGTGGCCAACGCTTACCCCAAAGTGGTTAGCGAGTAGCTGGGCTTTATCTGGTTTGATAGTATGTTTATTATTTTCCCAATTAGATATCACCATTTTGGATATTGGTTTTTCGTTTTCTTTTAGTTCTTTATTTATTATTTGAGCTAATTCATCTTGAGTTATTCCCTCTTTGGTTCTTAGAATCTTTAGCCTATTTTTTATTGTTGACATTTTATCACCTCAGTTAAATTATAACCGCTAAAAAAACTTTTGTAAAGTTTTTATTTATTTTCTCTTGACAAGTAAAGAAAAACATTATATACTTGGTCTAAGTAAAGATAAACTTTACAAATAAGAAAGGAGGGAACTGTATTGCTTATCACCTCAACACAAGCAAAAGCAATTCGCCGAAAGCAAGCGGACAAGAATTTGACTGCTAAAAGAGCCAGCGAGGAAATTGGAGTGAATCCAATTACTTACAGGAAAATCCGAGACGGAGGCGAAGTAAAGCCTAGCATTTACCAAAAAGCCATGCAGTGGCTTGCTGAAGATTATTAGAAAGGAGCGAACCAATCGTAATACTACTCTACATTTATAGATTTCTCATGTGGTGCTTTACCACTGGAGATTGATAAACGGATCTAGCTAAATATTTGCTTGCTACCTATAGCAGTATCAAGGGTTTGTAGGGGTTCATATTCTCCGATTTTACCCTACTTTAATGCTTTACCTTGGTACTGTTTTAGGTGGCAAGCACTGACAAAAGAAGAAAGGAGTGAACCAATGGAACTGGTTTACATGGACGGCAAGAAAGAGCCGTATACTACGAGCGAAATCATCTCCGAATGTGCTGAAGTAAAGCACGATACAGTACAAAGTTTAATAAGAAATCATCAAGAGGATTTTGAAAGTTACGGAATAATCGGATTTGAAATCCGTAAATTAGATAGACGAGGGCGACCGATGAAAATCTATCGTTTGAATGAACAACAGGCTACATTGCTGATTACTTATCTAAAGAATACCGAACCAGTACGGCAATTCAAAATGAACCTAGTCAAAGCATTCTTTGAAATGCGTGATGAACTTTCTAAACGCTATCTTCAAAGAGAACTGGAAAAGCCAAAGCGCAAGACCTTAACCGAAGCTATCAAATCATGGGAGAAAGCGCCCAAGCATGCCTATAGTACACTTACAAATTTACTGCTAAAGGGAGCTACAGGGAAAAACAAGTCTCAACTCATGCAAGAGCGAGAAAGTGGAAATGGTATTGACAGTTTAACCAGTGATGAACTGACAAACTATCAGCGTTTGGAAGATATGGCAATAGCGATGATTAACTTGAATAGGGGATATTCAGAAATTAAGGAATTAATTTTTAAAGTATAGGAGTATAGAAAATGGAAAATGAATTTAAGACAGTTATAAATGCCAAAGGGTTAGAAATTCCTAAGTATTCCAAGGATTTTAAAAAGCTAGTTGAGAAAGACAGACAACTAGCCGAATATCTTTGTATGAACTACGAGGATTTGGACAGTGAAGACCTTGGCGCATTTCTTGAAACGGTGGAGCAGGGGTTCAGCTGGATTCTGGATCTTATCGAAAGTAAAGACTTGCTTTATAAACCACAGTCAGGTAGTAGTCATGCAAAAAGAAAATAAAAAAATCACTTGCTCAAATTTTAGACGAGGCGAGCAAGCGACAAGATTAATGATATAGAAATTTTTTCTATGATCTGATTATAGCAAAAAATATCTATTCTATCAAATATCTAAAGAAAAACCGAAGAGCAGGCAAGCAATTAGAAAAGGTTTTGAAATCAAGCGCTGACAGGGTGATTCTAAGGCCTTGTTTAGCTGAAAGATGGGTAATTACTCACGAAACACCACTACAAGCGTTCGCCAACTTGGGGCAATCGCCCAGCGTTTGGAGTGGTGAAGCATACCATATAGAAAACAGGCAAGAAAAAGGACAAGGAAAGGCTAATGGAGAAAAATATGACTCTAGACCTAGACAACATGACACGATCAGAATTTGACAAGCTAATGACTAAAATCAAGGATAGACATCCGTACCTCTTTCAGTTCATCATTGACTTTTTAGATGATAAAGTAACTTCTGAAGAGGTGTACGACTTTCTGAAGATGAAGCGAAGCTATCAAGTAAATTATATCAAGAATTACAAAGCGAGGGCATGACATGAATGAATTAGAATTAAGCAATACGCAGTCTATTGTCTTTACTTTGCTACTGCTTGGCCTACTACTTTATCTAAACCGCCGAGACCGCAAAAAAAGCGCCCAAATCGAGCGAGAGAGTATACAGACGATAGAAACACCTAGCGAGGATTTAAACCCTGATTATGGGCGATATATTCAGCTTGGAATGGTTAGTAAAGGGGACTAAGTATGTTTAGTTTGAGTAAAGAAAGCGAACACGATTTAACCAATAGAATAAGCACAGTAGTAGAAAACTATCTAGCAGTCCGAGAAAGACCTAAACCACGACTAACTGGTTTAATATCAGCACAAGAAGCTATGGACGAGTTAGATATAAAATACAAAACCTTGCAAAAGTGGGAAGGTGCAGGACTAAGACGCTACCAACCACCACTAGAAGATACTAGAAAAGTCTATTACAAAGTTACGGATATTTTGAAGTTCCTGGGGGTAGATGATGGCAAAGACTAAAATATATTTTTGGTTAAAAGTTGATAAGAAATTTTTTGATAATCTTTTTATTAAACGACTTAAAAATATGCCTGGTGGCTACACTATGACAGTGATTTATATCCGTCTTATGTTGGAAAGTTTAGAAGATGATTGTATTTTGTACTATGAAGGATATTTTGATAGTTTGGTACAGGAATTAGCTTTAAAACTAGATGTTTCTGAAGATGATATAAATATGACAGTTGCATATTTTACAAAATGCGGACTAATTCAGATCGATGATGATGGCCATGCTACATTATCGCAAGCAAAAGCCATGGTTGAGAGTGAAACAAACTGGGCGAAATATAAGCGAGACCAAAGAAGAAATAGTCAAGATATACCAAAATTGGAGAATGTCCAAAGTAAAGAGACTTTTTCCAACTCATGTCCAACAGAGATAGAGAAAGAGAATAGAGTTAATAGTAAGAGTAATAATTTATATTTAGATAATATATTGTCGGGAAATCCCGACTTCACTTTTCCTACTTGGCTTGAAGAAACAGCTATAAAAGATTTAGAGAAAACAAAATATAAAGAACTTTGGATTCCTATTATTTATCTGAATCAAGTAGCTAATAAGAGGTATAAGTTTGTTGATAAGACAAAAAGGCTTTTACTAGCACGATTCAAAGAAGGCTATACACTTGAAGATTTTAAACAGGTGATAGATATTAAAACGGCAGAATGGAAGGATAGTCCTGAATTTTCTAAATATCTGAGACCTGAAACACTTTTCGGGTCTAAGTTTGATGGTTATTTGAATCAAAAGCCCAAAACAATAAAAGGGAAGTCTGAAGATAACTTCCCAGACCTACCATTTTAGGAGTTGCAAAGATGAAGGAACAATTTAAAGAGTTCAATAACAAAAAAATATCAGATAAAGTTTGTGATATTCATCAGGTAAATTACTGGGAGATTTCTATACCTGTAGTAGGGAGTTCAGAAAGGAAAATACAACCATTTTGCCCGGAGTGTGTGAAGGGGGAGATTAAACAAAAAGAGGAAGACCTATTACAGAGGTTTGATGCTAGACAAACATATTTTAAAACTTATGATGTATTAATGCGTGATAGTACAATTCTTAAAGAGTTAAAGGGAGCGACATTTGATAATTTCTTTGTTAAGACTACAGAGGAAGGTCAGATGTTAGAGTTTGTAAAAGGGCAAGCCCAGAAGTACCTTGCAGGTATGACGGGAAATACTTTAATTAGCGGTAGCACAGGAATAGGAAAAAGTCATTTATCGCTTGCCCTGGCCAAAGAAATCAATGAGAGTTTCAGAGAGAAGAACGAGCCTAAGAGTGTATTGTTTGTCAGCTTAACCGAGATTATCAAGCAGATAAAAGAAGGGTGGGCTTATGGAAGAAATGCAAACTTAACAGAGTATGAGGCAGTTAAAAAGCTAGTCGATGTTGATTTTCTAATCATCGATGACCTTGGGGCAAAAAATGGAACAATCACTCCTAAGAGTGACTGGGAACAGGATTTCTTGTTTGATATTATCAATAATCGAGAAACTACGATTTTCAACACGAATCTAGATAGCAGTGAATTGCGAATGGTTTACAACGCTAGAAACTCAAGTAGAATTTTGAAAGGTTTAGAAGGGAACACTTTTAAGGCTTTCACAATCAAAGATAAGCGATACACGATTAACACAGTGAGAGGAGAGAAAGGTTAATAGATATGGATGAAATGAAATTTTCAACAGAAAAAGGCTTTATTGTCTACGAAAAATGTGGTATAATAGAGATAGAAAAAGTTCCAAGATTTGGAGAGATAACTTTAGTCTACTCAGATGGTAAATTTACTCATCTAGTCAAAAAAGAAACTAAAAAATAAGTCTATTGAGAACAACTCAGGGGCATACCGTAAGCATATGATGCTAGTGGTATGCCCTTTTTGCTTGAGAAGAAAGGAGGTGAAGAAGATGACGGTAGATACTTCATTAGGGTATGTGGTAGCTAGTAAGTTTTCTATTGATCCAGAAAAAAGACAGAAAATATTTTCAAAATGTAAAAATGAAGATAGCAGTTTAGAAAGTGGGAAACACGAAATACTAGAGAAATATGCTGACGAAAACACAAAATCAACAGTTAGAAAAAATGATTTTAAAAGCTCGTAGAGTTCTAAAAGAAAAGCTAAGAGCTAAGAATTTTAGAAAAAATTATAAACAACGAGGAGCAATAAAGAGATAAAGGAGTATAAAATGGCTAAAAAATTTAGTTTGGTAGAAAAGTATGTAAGAAGTAGAGGAATGAGTATTGATGATGAAAAATCAAAAACAGGTTTAATATTATCACAAGATATAACAAGTATCTATGACGTTCCTGAAGAAGGAAAAGAATTAGTGGATCTTGTTAATGTGATTGAGTATACGGGTACTGGTGGGACATATGAAACTGTAGGTTTTGATGATGAACATCTATCAGAACTTGAATCAGAAGAGTTTAGAGATAGTAAAAGTGTAGAACTTAGAAAAAAACAGATTAGAACCAAGTTTGAACACAAGACATTTTCAGGCCGTATTTCCTTATCGTCTGAACAAGTTGATGATGGAGAATATAATATATCAGACTTCTTAAGTAACAAAATTACCCGTCTTTGTCGTAAAACTCGTAATATTGAAATTGGAAAAATTCTAAAAGAAGCACCTGAAAAAAATGTTTCTAATTTTGACGAATTGAAAGATACAATAAACGATTTGAATCCCGAACGTCATAATACTCTTGTATTAAGTCAGTCACTATTTAAGTTTTTAGATAAAGAGAAATCTAGCGATGGAAATTATATTTTAAAAATTAACAAGAAGGAACAATACTCAGAAAACTTATACGTTGATGATGTTATTGTTGTATCTGATGAAGTACTAGGAGTAAAAGGCGATAAAGTTGCTTTCGTTGGGGATTTGTACAATTTCGCTACTTTATTTGAAAGAAATAAAAATAGCTTACGTTGGGTAAGTGAATCCGTTATTTATGGAATGAGTTTAATGCTTTATACTCGTTTCGTTGTGAAGAAAATTGAAACGGATTGCGCTTTCTTTATAAAATGGAATTAGGAGATAGGGGATGGATATTAGAGAAGTATTATCAACATTAGAAAATCTTGATGATAAAAAAGATAAGATTGCAAAAGCAAGAACAAAGTTGGAAGAAAAAAGAAAAACAATTACTGGAGAGAAGAAGATTTCATTTGATAATATTGATTCTTTTCTTGAGGATAATGCTACTTCTTTAGAACAAATTACTAAAATGAGTGAATCAATCAATCTTTTAGAGAAAGAATATGATACTTATTTTTGGGAGGCAAAGGCAGCGATATTTGAATATATCTTTAAAGAGACTAAGCGAAGAGCTGAAGAAAAGAAAATATATAAACGTTACCAGAAGAAACTTAGGATAATTTTAGATGCCTACGATGAAATTCAAGCACTAAAGAAAGATGTAGAAGAAATACATAAAGGCGTAGTTGGAGAAATAACTCAGGAGCATTCTCTTGCAGTATATCGGACAGAAGTAAATCCAACAAGTATCCTTCCGTTCTTAAATCCTGATGTCAGTGGGCATATGAATTTTTCTAAGGAATATCGTGAGATTAAAGAGTATTTAGGTAAAGAGTAATTCATTAGAAACAAGGCTGATTTGAATATCAAGAAATTGATAGCTATATCAAAAATGGCCTTGTTTTTAATTTCAGTAAATTAGTTTCACAAAATGAAGAAAGCATAAACTAAAACAGAGTATAGGCTTGGAAGCTATGTATATCAGTAAGTTACAGAATGGGGTGAGTTTCACAGAATGTAAGATATGAGAAACTGGGGGGATAAATTAAAGAAATTTCCCTTGAACTTGTCATACTGAAGAGTTGTCCAACTTAAAACAATGATACCTGGTAAGTGGAGTGTTGAAAGGCTTTTAAGCTTTTGTCAGTTTGACAGAATGCAAGATAAGAAAATTTTAAAATTGAAGTGGAGGTACTTGACTATGTATGAACTGAGTAACAGAGACCTAGACGGGATAGATATTGAGTTAGGGCGATATAGAACGATTGCTAATAAAATTTATTTGAGAAGACAGGAACTGATACATAATAAGAAACATAGTGCTGAAGATTATACAGGTGGTAAAGGAAAGAAAGTGTCAAGTCCTACTGAAGCAACCATCATTAGAATTGAAGAAGACGAAACACTAAGATATTTAGAAGGCTTCAAACTAGTTGTAGATACCTTGATGGAAAACTTAATTGAAAGTGATCTAGTCATTTTTAAAATGAGATTTTTAGAAGCTGGTATGACCTGGGAAGACGTGGCAGAGAAACTAAATAAAACTACTCGTTATATAAATAGTCGAAGAAAAGTAATCGCTAAAAGATTTATAGAACTGAAAGGATATTGA